TCTCATCTAACTGTTTGCTCTTTTCCTTGGAACCGGCGCTAGACCCAAAGTAATAAGACAGGATCTGGGTAACCGCAGCCGATAAAACGCCCAAAATGTAGATCAAGATGTCCTTGGCGGCTGGCTTGACCTCAATAAAGATTAGGATCGCAAAAAGGATAAACGACAGGGTAATGACCCCCAAGCTCAGTATTGAGTTGATGTTCTTGGTAATTGGGTGGACATCCGCAGAGGCCATTGCAGCTTCTCGACCGCGAGCCGAGTCCCGGTCTTTGGCTTCAATCTCCATCTTTTTAACGTCAGCCTCTAGGTGGGCAAGCTCACCCTTTTGAGCCAGTTCCAAGAGTTTGGTCTGGGCTTCAGCTTTGGCGGCAGGGTCGGGCAGTACGCGGTCTAAAACTTTCTCGCCAATCTTTAGGATGGTATCTAAGCCAATCATTTTTTCTCCTTTGCTAGGATGGTTGAGGCAATCTGCAACATGGTTTTTGCTTGGTCTAGGTTGGCGGGCGGTGTAGCCCAGCCCACAGTACTTTGGCCTATGAACCGGCTATGGTCTGGGGGAACGCTCACCCTGCACCCAAAGGTCATACCCTTTTCGATGTACCAGAGACCCACCTCGGACTGAGCTGCTTTGTACTCCCCGCAAGGGATCTCGTTAGCCATTAGCGCAACTACGTCCTTATTGTTACCGGCGTTGCTAGTAAATAGGCCAACGTCTAAACCCTCCATAGTTTTGTCACGCCCTTCTTTTGTGTAGGCGCGGTACAAGACCCGCGAGCCAATTAGGGGGTTGACCTTGAAGATAGCGACCACTTGAGCGTTGGTGTGCTTAAAGAGGTGGGTAGCCGCGTCATCGACCCGCCCCTCGGCTATCTGGGGGAGCTTCTGGTGTTCCTTATAAGTCCCGACAATCAGTTCTTGGTGGTCATAAACAATGTACCCCGCAAAGGCTAGGATCGCCATCAGGATCAACGCAAATAGCTTAAACGGGCTATCCACATAGTTTAAGACTTTGGTCAGGGTGTCTTGGCGCTCGCTCACAGATGACCCTTGTAGATGTAATAAAGGGTGACCAATAGGGTAGCCATGCCTACCGCGTAGACTTGGACTGACCGCCAGCGTTTCAGGTCATCGGTCAGTTCTTGTTTATTGGTTCTAACCTCGTTTTGCATCTTTTCTTTTAGGTCTAAGACCTTGCCAAACTGGACACGGCCCTCGTCCTCGCCAAACTGCTGACAGAGTAGTTCCTTGACCTCATCTTCCATTTGCTTGATTCGATATAACCGTCTCCACTCACTCATGGCGGTCATAATCGTAACCTCGTCAGTCTTGGTCTTGGTCTTTAGCTTGTAGGCTTGGCGGGCTTTTAGTTCCGCAACGCCAAAGTTCTGGATTGACTCTACTGCTTGGCTGATCTCACGACCAGACTTGATGGCAGACTTTATGCCTTGGGTAGCCTGTTGAGCTGCCGTAATAATTGGGTCTATGTCGCTCATAATTCATTTGTCTGCCTTGTCGTTTAAGCGATCATATAGCGACCCGATTAAACTCTCTATCTTGTCAAACCTTGCGCTCATCTCAACCCTAACTTCTCGCAAGTCATCCCTGCGGACATAAAGCTCACGCAGTTCTTTTTCTATCTCATGGGTGTTTTTACGCAACTCTTTTAGTGAGTCCCATATCTCGCGGGCAAACCAGCCCAGCGCAGCCAAGACACCACCCAACCCAATATTGATAACGGTCTGCCAATCCATATTAGGTTTTCATGTATGTTAAAACTGCTTCCAGTTCTTCAACAGAACAGTCGCCTTTTATTTTGTTTGCTCGCCAACTGATGATCATCACATTGTCCTTTGTGTAATCGCCTTGCGGGTCAACCCTATCAATGCTTGGGCTACCCCATCTGTTTCCCTTTCCACTACAACCCCAAATCAACTTTGTTTTTAAGACGGGGCAACAATAGTCAGTCGGGAAAATTGACAACAACTCATCTAAAGTTAAATTACAAACAATGTCTTGTTTTTTGGCCCTTAGTTTGGCTTGACCTAGCAATTTTTTTAACCGATACGACAAGTCATATTTGTATTTTTCTCGTGTTCTTTGTTGGGTTTCTTTTGGCGATAACTTGTTTTCTTTAATTTTTAGATGCCTAAACTTTTTTTCAATTACTTTCATGTTGCATGACGCACAAGCCTTGCCAACATCTCGTTTTCTGCTTTGTTTTTCTTTGCCGCAAATTGGGCAATGACATAAAAAACGTTTCTCCAAAACCATAACTAAGTTTTCATGATATAACATAAAGCATAGTACGGTGGCAGATTGGCGTTGGTTCCTGACGTTCCTGAAGTTGCGTTTGCAACGGTAATTCCTGTTGTGTTAGATCCAGTTGTTGCAGCGCCGCCAGAAAATTGGTTTACACCTCCACCGCTTTGACTATTAGTGCCAGTGTATGTTGGCTGATTGTAACTATGGGCGTGTCCGGGGTCTGTAACTGTTGTTGTGTGTGTATGGCTTACAACAATTGCATCCGCAGAACCGCCAGTAGCGTCTACCGCGTAAGTCGATCCAGCACCAACGATAAACCGGTCTCTTAGGTCAGGAGTTCCGTTAGATCCGTTACACAGAACGTAGCCCGCAGGGATAGACCCAATCGAACCCGACCACAGAAAAATACCGCCAGCAGGGATTGGGGTCGCAGCCGGTGGGGTAGCACCAATAATCCCGTATAGGTTGTCGTAGGTTTGGATGGTTACGTCTGATGAGTCTTTTAGGATGAACTTATAAAAGAACCCCTCGGTCAGCCAAATGTCATTAGGCGGTCTGCCGCTTGTCCCTAGAATGATTGGGTTAGCGTTAGCCGTAAGCCCTGAACTACTGGTATAGGTTGCAAGTGGCGTACTCGATCCAGCCTGATAGGTGTAAATCTTACCGGCATTTAGCGGTGCGCCATTGTTATCAAAAAACTGAAATCCGTTGCCGATTGGCGAAAGATTGACTGCCATTATTTTTCCTTCCCAATATCCTTGAGTTTAATTTCTGGTTCTGTCTGGTAAGTAGCCCGCGCAGCTTTATATTTGTTTTTTTCCTGTTGCCGTTTAGTTACCTTTTGAGTTAAAAGGCCGCCATAAGGATCTAATGCCTCTGCCGCAAGCGCATCCTTGCTCATCTTTTCTTTTAATGACTTTGCCCAACTGACCGCTGGTATTGATGCGCCACCGGTTTCCATAGCCAACTTTGCTTCTAATCCTTGGGAAAGACCTGTTTTTGCCAAATCTGACAATAACGCAGAATATGAGTTTGAGTAGTTAAATGTTCCAGATTGCGGTTTAGCAATGTGGCTTCTTAGTAACCCAATTTCTAGAACGTCTTTAAACGCTTGTGGCCCCATTGTCTCTTGCAATAACTTGGCGTTATTTTTCATAAATGACGCAAAAAACTCCGTCTTTACATTGCTCTCTGATGCGTTGACCAAGGCGCTTTTTACACGTTCAAACTCTGCGGCCACAATTGCTTGGTTTGCTATGTCATCAGGTAACAACTCAGACTTAAGCCTTCGCACGGCTTCTGGGGTAGCCTTGGCAACATACTTATCGTGGAACTTTGCCGCATTAAGACTTTCGCCCTGTGATGACGCTTCTTTTAGGTCAGAAAACTCTTTAACAGCCGCCCTGTATGCGGGGTTGTTTTTAATTACTTCTGCCCGTTCTTTTACCAAACTTCTTGCATAATCTGCTTTATTTTTTAATTCAATAGCTTTTGCAGACCCAACATCTTTTGTAAATATCGGCAAATTTTCTACTTCTTGGCGAACTAAATATGCAGCAGCTCTGGCGTTTCCGTCAGGATTTGACCGCATTTCGTTTGCCAAGTTTGTGCGTAACGCCTCATAAGCCTCAAATGTTGGGTTTTTATAAAACTGTTCTAAATCTGCCCTAATTCCGCTAGACAAGTGGCTAGTCTTTAAATTTTTATCTAATGACTTAACAACATTGTCATTTAGAGTTGTAATGTCAATTGGAAACTGACCGCCATTTGCGTTGATCAAGTCTTTATATGCTTGGTCGATGGCGCTTAACCGCATTTGGTCTTTATTTGCCAAACCGTTGATTTGAAGTTGGCCTAACGATGATGGGTCAACGTCATTGATCTCAGGGGCGTTTCTAATCCTTGAGTTGTCAACCGCCCTTGCAAGTTCTGCTGGCTGGCTTCCAAAACGCTCACCAAGTGGGTTTCCTTCCCCGCCTCGGTTATTCCATTCTTTAGAGTATTGAAGCCTTAACGGTAAGCGCGCCTACGTTTACATTGTTTGGGACTTGGGACAGAATAAACTGGTTTAGCTCTGGCGAGGCATCTGTTAAAGATGACTGGATAGTTGCTTGACGGATTGCCGCCGGTTCTGCTCCCGCCGCGCCTACCGAACCCATAGCCGATTGTTGAGCTGGTGGTTTCTTAGTAAACAGTTTTGCTGCCTCGGTAATTTCAAACGGCGTGTAAGGCTCTAGCTTTTTAGCCGCCTCAGACACAACTGGCGCGGCCTTTGCTATACCGGCCTCAACTGCGCCCTCGACCTTCTCTATACCCTTTTTAGCCACCATGCCTACCGTTGGCCCAGCTTTGATGCCAACGCCAAGTCCAAGTGACTGCATCATATTTTCAACGTCAGTCTTAGGTATTCCAGTTTGTTTTGAGATCCAATCCGCACCCTTTGAAGCGTTTTCGCCAATAAACGTCATGGCCTGATTGAGTGCCTCACCCTTGTAGTACGGAGACTCAGTAATACCTAACGCCTTGCCAAACGGTTGAGCCGTAACACCTAAGACCGCTTCTTCTGCTTTTTTTGCGCCTTCAGCGGTTGTAAAAGGTCTGGTTGCCGCGTAGGTCAATGGCCCTGCAATACCCGGAATTATGCCGCCTACGGTTACGTCAGCAAGGGCCGCGCCTTGTTGCACAAACTGTTGAAACTTGTTAATTTTTTTGGTGTATGGCGTACTTGTTTTTAGAGCAAAATCAACCGCAGAATCCAAGTCCGTAAAAGGGTCAGCCTGTCCGGGCTTGACCGCACCTTGTGGATAGCTTTTTAACGCTTCGGATACGGCTTGATCTAGATCATTCATTCCATTCCCGCCATACGTTTTAATTCATCAATCTTTGTTTTGGCTTTCTTATACGCCGCAGAATCCTTGCCACCTAACTCTCGGGCGCTTTGAGCCAAACCTTCGGTGTCTTGGTTTACAAAAGCGTCATAAAGTTTTAACGCTTTAATATCCAGTTTGTTAGACCAATCGTTTGTATATTTACGGGCGGCAAAAATATCGCCATTTGATTTTGCAATCGCAGACTCCAACCCGTTGTTATACATTTGAGTTGCTAAAGCCAACGCTCTATTTACCCTTGCGGTAGATTTAATTGCTTCTGGTGTCCATCTTGTCGTTCCAGACGCTTCGGCTGCAATTGCCCTGCCAGCGTCAGTATTCATTCCAGACGATGATGACAAAGATTGGGTCTGTAATGACATATAGTGGCCCAACTGTTGCAGATTAGTAGCCATATCGCCACCAAACGGGATGGCGGCATATCCACCGCTTAAGTTTGCAAGCATTTCAGCGCCTCGACCGGTAGTAGCTTGGTCTGCCAACTTAATAATTTCGTTTGAGTTAAAAGTTTGGTTTTGAACGCCTTTAGCCGCTTCGTTTGATTTTGATCGAATATCTTGCAAATTACGCATTGTTTCGGGAGTTTCACCCGGAGGAATACGGCGCAATTGTAAGGCTTGATTCATTTGTGACTGAACCGGCCCTGCCGTAGGCGTTGGAACTGCCATTGGAGTTACTGTTGGAGTTGCCGCTGCCGGTGCGCCACCCATAGGTGCGCCACCTCTTGCTGGTGCTTCCGTGATTGGAAACTCTCCTAACAATCTGCCGTCTGGCGAGAACCGATACGCAGTAGGTACGTTTGCCGCGTCTACCCGACCTGTTGGTTGCTCTAAGAAGTTTGGCCCCACCGTAATTGGAATCGGTTTCCCGCTTGCTTCTATTTTGGGAGTTACACCGCCAACAGATGGAGTTGTAACCGTTGGGGTCAATGCACCGCCTGTTGCCGTTAGAGATACCTTTGGAGCTAGTGTTGTTTCCTGTTCGGTGGGTTTTAACAACGATTGGGTTTCCCGAATTGCAATCTGAGGCAACGATGGATCATCTTCCCCAACCGCTCTTAATTGTGTCTTGTAACTGTCTATTAATGATCTAACTTGCTCGTTATCTTTATACTGTTCAGCCAATAAATCTAATTCTGCTGTGTACGCTGATTTTTTGGTTACTCCCATGCGACCCAAAACTCCTAAACGCGATCCTACAATTTCGCGCATACCGGTGGTCATTTTTGTTTTGGCTTCGTCTGATTGTGTTTGAGCAGTAGACAAAGTAGTTAGGTTATTAATAACATCTCGCCCCGTTAATGGAGCTATTTTAGGAATAGTTTCATTTAACTTATTTATATCAATACGACCGTTGGTTTGAAAATTTCTTGGATCAGTCAGAAATCTTTGAACTGCAATACGTTCTTTATCTCTTTGCTCTGCAACAGACAAATCTATATCGCTGGTTCTAGTAATGTTTTTTTGCTGTTGGATTTGCAAAGGATACAGTTCTGACAGGCGCGAGTATTCCATCGCCTTCGTTGCGTTTCCTAATATTTCACCAATCGATGTGCGTTTTGGGCCTTGAACACCAAGTGGAATCTGTGGGTTTATTCCAAAGTCAGCCATATTAAATCCTTACGCAAAAATCATTTGAGTTGATTGTGGACGCATTTTTGTTAAAGCTACGGCTCCAACAAAATCGCCAATGTTTCCAAGAGCATTTGAGTAGGCGTTTGCCGCGCCAACTGTTCCAGCAGCTTGAGCTTGCGCCCCGCCTACTGTTAACTGTCCGAGATTTTGAGCAGTTGCTTGACCCGCTTGAACCCCAGTATTTACCGCGCCCTGACCCATACCGGCAATGTTGGCTAGGGTGTTATAGATGTTTCCGCGCTCAGTCTGGAACCTATTAAAAGCGTTGGAATACTCGGTTGACGCAAGGTTTTGACCGTAATCCGTCAGTCCTCTTAATGTGTTTCCTGATAACGTCCCACCGCCCACATTAGCCAATCGTTCTGTGGCCTGTGTGCCGTACTTCATGCGAAATGCCATAGATGGGTCTAGGTATTGGTCTTGGTAATCTTCAAATCGACCGGTCAGATATGGTTTCATTCCTCCAATATCTTTTAAGGCGGTGTAACCCTGCTCGCGGTACGGGGCTAAATCCTCTCGGCCTTGCTCGTACATTTGCTGTTGAATTTCGGCAGCTCTGACCGTTGCGTCAGCCGTAGTCTGAGCTGCGGACTTGGCGGCTTTTGCCCCCATGTATCCACCAATTAGCTGAGAACCGCCTACTATCGCACCGGTTACTGGATCAGGCATTTTGGAACTCCTTTACATAATCTTCAAAAGTTTCGCCATACAATTTGGCTACAAAATCGGACGCATTAGCCGCAGCTTCAAACCCGTGAACTAGGCGCACCACCTCTAAAATCAGGTCGTAATAGGCAGCTCTCCACATATAAGCCTTGTGCAAATCTTCCCTATTATCCTCTAATCGGTTAGCCCCAATCCACCGCAAAACTAAGTTGCTCACGATTGGTAACAGTTCTTTAGAATGATATTGAAAGAACGGGTTGTTGGGCAATAAAAACATGACCTTGTAAATCACCGCTTCCTTCTCTTGCGGGCTGACCTCATCGTTGTCGCGCCAATCATCTAACCCTTGGATAACGCTCCAAAAGTCTAAAAGCCAACGCACCGTTGGTTCAGGTAGATTTAGGGGGGCAAAGTGTTCAGGCTTCATACGTCGTAATAGGGTACTTTTTTAATTTCCCCATTAACCGTTACGTTGATAAACCCCCGTGGGTTAGCCGGTAGGGTCGCAGAGCCAGCCGTAGCCGTGGAGCTGCTGGAAAAGTTCAGCAAGTTCAAAAAGAATAACTGCCACGCCGGGGTGGGCCGTCCCGTGTCGTTGACCATTTGAGAGGTCGGTATTACTTGGTTCTGGGGTAGTTGAGCCATCAGTTGTCCCCGGCTTCCGCTTTCAGGTTGGCTGACACGATGACCGCCTTGATTGGGTCGGTTACAACCACCTCAAAGATCCTATCCCGCGCAAACCCTAGCCGTCTCCACATGGCCCGCGTAAAGTATTGGCCTTGCTTGCCTATGGTGACCCAGTTCTCGTTAGACCAAGTAAAGCCACCGTCATCCGACCAGCGGAGCATAGCCTGTGGGTCTTGACCCTGTCCTACGGGTAATCCAACTCCGGGTTGGAACTGGATCTGAAGCTCCGCAAAATACTGCCTTTGGAGGTCTGTGGTTATATGGGGACACCTTCTGAGGCGGCGTATCAACTGCCCGTCATCCGTGTATTGCGATAGAGACAGTCTATATAATTTACCGTTTTCATAGTCTCCAAGTAATATCTGCTGGTTAAAAAATGCACAGCAGTTACCACGGTGGCGCTCATACTGGCCTTGGTTATTGGTGTAGAGCCATTTATGCCACAACCCTGTGGTTGCGTCATAGGCCCAAGTTAGGCCGTTCTCCCCAATACTAGGAAAGGTTACAACGTAGGTCTCATGGCCCTCTAGCTGGTACGTCCACGCAATTGCGTCCGATACATCTTGGCCTACCAAAGTGGTTTCTACCGCGTGGGTAGAGATCCTCTGTGGGATGTAGCCGTTCATTTGGACGATGGTGGCCTCACCCCGGTTATTCTTAGAGACGTAGGCAAAAGAGTTACCCACCCGCGCACAGGAGTAGGCCGCAGCGATACCCTGCTGGGTGGATGAACCTTGAATCCTCTGAAATGGAAAGGGGACAGATCCAACGTCTAGCCATGCCTCGGAGCTCATCTCGCCCAATAGGTAGACTTCGCGCCTATCAACAATAATCGCAACTAGGTCATCTGGTGAGCCGTCTTTAGAAGCAAAAGACAAGGGGTCGGTAATCGGGGATAGTAAGTCTGAAGCCGCCCAGAGCTGGCTGTTAGGCTTATTGTAGACAAAGTAGTTGTCCGAAATATCCACCGTTCCACCGCCCTCAAAGGCTCCGTCTGTGGAGGGTAGGACAGTCCAGTTTAAGGCGTATATCGTAGTGCTAGAGACCGTCTGGGAGGCGCTTACGGTGTACGTTCCCGCACCCCCGGAGCCTGACCCAAAGGCCGTGATAATCGTTCCATCGGTCACCCCGGAGCCTTCAATTGTCTGGCCTATCTTCAGAGTGCCGCTGGTCACCGCGCTAACGGTCAAAGTTGTGCCTGAAATGCTTCCGGTCACAATAGCGGGTGAGGCGGTTGAGTTGATTGCGGTACTCGCAACGGTTTGGGAGTCGCTAACCGTATAGGTTCCAACCCCGCCAGATCCAGTTCCTAATGCCGTAATCACGGTATTTTGAGCCATACCCTGACCAAAAATGGCCTGTCCAACCGCAATGGTTCCGCTTTGCATCACGGTAACCGTCAGGGTCGTTCCACTAATTGATCCGGTAAAAATGGCTGATGACGGGCTACTAATGAACCATGTGTACCGATAAGAATCGTCCACGATGTAGACGTTTACCCCGTTGTCCACAATACCAACCTGACCCGTGGAGGTGTTCATCTGACCAACCATCACGGGGGTCAAATCGTCCTCTAAGACGTATACAAAGTCACCGCAAACCGCAACAACCTGAGCCCCACCGGACAGGGTTCTGATTCCCCGCACTTCTTCCTGATTCGGGAAAATAGCAACGGTCTCTAAGCCGGGGGTTGGGTAGAGGGCAACGATACCGCGCTCGCCTTGAGCCTTGGTCGGATCTATCTCAGGGTAGAAGTTGATGCACTCTTGAGCGTCTTGAGTGATAGAGGGTGCTTCGTAAGCCGCGCCTACGAATCCAAAGTCAGGCATTACTGGAAGCCCCCGGTGAGAATCCAACCGGCATCCGCACGTTTACCGACCACCAGAACGTCATCGTACCTAGCGGACTGCATGGGCTTCATGTTGGTTCTCTTGATAGTAGCCTTGGCTTGCATGGCGTAGGCGTTGATCATCGCAATTTGCTGGGGGTTGGACTTGCCGTACATGGGCATGAGTCTCTCAGCCAAGCACCACCGCAGACACATTAGATAGCCCTGTGGGATCACAATCGTGTCGTTGATGCTATTAAACCTCTGAAATATGGTGTCGCAGAATATGTGCATCTCACCTTGAGACGGGTTAGGCCAAAAGTAGAACGTGCCCATAACCTCGGAGGGCTGGTAGTAGAGAGCCTTGGGCCACGGGCCGTTTTGGGTCTTTAGACCAATCAGCTCGTAGTTTTCTAGGTTCAGAATAGCTACTGGGTAATCAAGACCACCGTTCACAATAGGCTGACCGTTGGAGTTGGTGTTTACTCGCACAAAGGCTGAGTTAACCGCAAGGGGGCGCTCGTAATAAGCGGTTATTGTGGTCGAGGCCACGGTCTGGGTGTTGTTCACCGTGTAAGTACCGGCGTAGTTGACGTTCCCGCCAGCTCCGGTTCCAAAGCCTGTGATCTTGGTTCCAGCAGTAATTCCTGTCCCTGAGAGCGTCATACCTAAAGCGATACCGCCCTCGGTGATATTGGTAACTGTTAGGGTATTCCCTGATATAGAACCTGTAAAGGTAGAGTTCACCTGACCGGTTGGGCCAATGGTGTACTGAGTCTGTCCTGAAGTCAAAGTGAAGATGATCTCGGTCTTGTAGTAGACCATCATCTGCTCATTTGACCATTGGTCAATCATGTCGTTTAGCATATCGAAAGCGTCTTGGGCTTCCGCAGGGGCTGGGGTCTCGCCAGCGGCTAGAGCGCCAATGTCCTTCATGGCGCGACTAATAATGTCGATTGGCTGGGTCATAACTTCACCTTAAATGTTTCCACCTTCCAAGGTGGGTCAATACTTTCGGTATTGTCTAGTGCCTTTAGTTGTTCGGCAAGTCTGTCCTTGATCAGGTGTCGTTCACCCTCTTGAGCGTCTAAATCTAGCCAATGCGAGACCTGATGCTCAGTCAAATTATCGGCTATTTGGTACGGTTTACGAAACTTCCAGTAGCCCTCAGTAGCTACCTTTTTATTGTCTTCGCAAGCCTCGCAATGGTATTTGACTTGGCAGACCAAGCCGTCATCGACCCGCAGCTCTGTTACCTTCCAATTAAAGGTCGGCACTTATTTTCTCCATAATCTCATCAAAACTCTCTGCCACCTCCCAAGAATTGCCGTTCATGCCGTAGGCAACCCGAACCTTTGACCCATCTTCTTGGGTATGTTCAAAGATTGACGCAATCAGGTCTGTATTAAGGATCAGACCCTCACCGATGCGCCCTTTGGCAGCGTTAGTTAGTTTGATTAGTTTCACGCAGTCACCGTTTCATCAAGAACCCAAGAGGTTGTGGCTTCATCCCATGAGTAACGCTTGCGGTTTTCTTCTGTGCCAACATCCGTTGGGTACGGTACTGGAGCATCCCA